AATATCTAATGGATCCTAAGCAACTTGCAGAAGAAATAATCGACAGTCTCTTCGCCGATGAAGTAGACCCAAGAGAAAACATCGAGGAAACCGAAGAGGAATACTACGATGACGACGAGGACCTTCAAGAGGAAGAAGACAAAGAAGAAGACGAAGACGAGTCTGAAGACGAAGGAGAAGACGAGGAAGACGAATCCGACGACGAAGACTACGAAGATGAAGGTGACGAGGACGAAGGAGAAGAAGAAGATTCTGCTCCCGCTCCAGCAAAAGCAGCAGCGCCACAAAGCAATCTCGGTGCAACTTTATCAATGAAGTCATCTATGGCCAGTCCATCTCTACCATCCGCCACTTCTGTAGGCGGTGAAGTTGCTGATGCTACAGGAAAGGGTGCAAATGATGTAAATGGAAAGGGTGATACTCTTGGAACCAGGCAAACTGTAGGTTATGCTCCAGGTCAAGCAGCAGGAACTCTGAACATGAAGCCATCCGCTGCTGCATCACAGATCCCAGTATTTGGACCAGTCATGAACCAAGAAGAACTTCAAAGAGATGTCCGTGCAATGTTCGGTGGTAGCGAAGATCTTTCCGAAGAATTCGTTTCCAAGGCCGCTTCTCTCTATGAAGCAGCAGTTGTAACAAAGGTGCATCAAATTGCTGGTGCTCTTCGCACAGAACTTGCAGAACAATTCCAGAACAAAGTTTTGGAAGTTAAGGAAACACTCGAAGAACAACTCGACACATATTTGAACTATGTTGTTGAAGAATGGATTAAAGAAAACCAATTGGCAGTTGATAACGGTCTTCGCACAGAGATCGCAGAAAACTTCATTCGTGGACTTAAGACACTCTTCACCGAGTCTTACATCGAAGTACCAGAAGACAAAGCAAACGCTTTCGACGAACTTTCAGAAGCAGTTTCTCACCTTGAAAACCGTCTCAACGAAGAGATCGAAACAAATGCTAACTTGATTACAAAAATCAAGTCTCTTAAGGCTCAACAAATCTTCCAAGAACAAACCTCGCATTTGACTTCTCTAGAAGCAGAGCAAATTCGTCCCTTGGTTGAGAATGTATCATTCGAAAACGAACAAGACTTCACACAAAAGGTTCAAGTTCTCGTAGAGGGTGTAGTATCCTCCAACAAGCCAAAGAAAGTCCTAAAAGAATCAAAGAAAGAACAAAAAGCACTCTTTGAGCGCGTAGTTCTTGATGAAGAAACAGAACAAGAAGAAATTCAGTCCTTGAGTCCAGCAATGGAAATCTACTCAAGAGCAATAGAAAGATCCCTTCAAAATTAACAAAACACTAAATAAATAAGATTTAGTCAAAAGGAGCAAATCAAATGGATAAGACAATGCTTTCTGAAAGCACAAGAAAAAAGTGGGCGCCTATCGTAGAACACAAGGCTCTCCCAGTTATTAACGACTCTTACAAGAAGAATGTAACAACCATTCTCTTGGAGAATCAAGAAAAGTTCCTCCGCGAAGAGGCTCAAGGTGTGAACGGCACAGGCTTGGGAACAATCGGTGGTGCATCTACCACAGCAGGACAAGGTATCGACGCATTCGATCCTATCCTCATCTCCCTTGTTCGTCGTGCTATGCCAAATCTCATGGCTTATGACATCGCTGGCGTTCAACCAATGAACGGTCCAACAGGACTCATCTTCGCAATGAAGAGCAAGTATAACGCCGCAACAAACACCTCTGGTAAGAGAGAAGGTGCTGAAGCACTCTACAACGAGTCTATCAACCAATCTGGTTATCGTACAAGTATCAATAATTCTCAAATTGGTCAAATGGACGATATCTTTGCTGGTGAACAAGGATCCACAGCAACAGCATTCGAAGTTGGTCGTGGTATGACAACAGCACAGTCTGAAGTTACTGGTTCTTCTGGTAAGGAATTCAACGAAATGTCTTTCACAATCGAAAAGACATCCGTTGTTGCCAAGTCTCGCGCTCTCAAGGCAGAGTACACAACAGAACTCGCTCAAGACCTCAAGGCCGTTCACGGACTTGACGCTGAGACAGAGTTGGCAAACATCCTCTCCACAGAGATCATGTTTGAAATCAACCGCGAACTCGTTCGTACAATCTACGATGTTGCTAAACTCGGTTGCAGACAATCCGATCTTGCTTCCATGACAACATCACCTTGGGGCAACCCATCCGTTCTCGGTGGAGAATACGACCTCGAACTCGACTCCGATGGTCGTTGGTCTGCTGAGAAGTTCCGTGGCTTGACATTCCAACTCGAAAGAGAATGCAATGTCATCGGTGCAGAAACCCGTCGTGGTAAGGGTAACATCGCAATCGTCTCCCCAGATGTTGGCGCTGCTCTCTCCATGAGTGGTCTTCTCGACTTCTCTCCAGCATTCAGTGGACAAATCAACACTGATGTCAATGGCAACACCTTCGCTGGTACACTCCACCAAGGTAGAATCAAGGTCTACATCGACCCATATTCAATGCCAACAGATGTGAATGATTTCACACCAATTAATTTCGTATGCCTTGGATATAAGGGTACATCTCCATATGACGCAGGACTCTTCTACTGCCCATATGTACCTCTCCAAATGGTAAGAGCAGTTGATACTGGCACATTCCAACCAAAGATTGGCTTCAAGACGCGCTACGGCATGGTCTCTAATCCATTCGTTAGAAGTGCATACACTGGTGCTGCTGACGGTGAGAACCTCACCCGCCGCTCCAATCAGTATTACCGCATCTTCAGAGTCAAGAACCTCCACGGTAATGACGCAGCCTCTAGTTGATAGAGATATGAGATGATAAAGCAGGGGGATCCTTCGGGATCCCCCTGTTCGTTTATAGATACTACAGGAGATTCTAATGGACATATCTTCAAGCACAACACCTTACCGTTATTTGAGTAGCGATAGTCTGAAAAATGCTTTGATTCGTCAGCCAAAGCAGGACAATCCATTACAACTTAATGAATTTAAATTTGTACTACACAGAACTCCCCATACTGTTTATTTCTGTCAGTCTGTAAATTTACCAAGTATAGTTGTCGGTGAAGTAAAACTTCCAACGCCATTTGGTGTACAAGTAAGACGAACAGGAACGAGTCTGACCGAAGAAAATCTTTCCATAGATTTCATAGTAAATGAAAATATGTCCAACTGGTCGGAACTCAGAAACTGGATGAAGATCCTGATAAATGAAAGAGACTTCAGAGAACAATCTCCAAATGAATTAGAGAAGTTTTCCGATGCTACTCTTTTACTTATGAACAGTAATTCAAAGTCTTTTATACAATTTACATTCAGAGATGTATTTCCAATCGAACTAGGATCGGTTGTTTTTGACAGTAAAGTAACTGACATTTCTCCTGCAACATGCCGTGCTACTTTTGCGTATAGTGGTTTCGAATATTCTTACATAACCCCACAAACTTAATTATGGACCTAAAACAAATTCGTGATATGGTGGAAAAAGACATGCCTATTGATGAGACATGTCTAGATAAAGAATCCCTGAACATTCCTCGCCTGCATAACAAATACTTGAATATTCTTCAAGATGAGAAACTTGTACTTCACAAATACAAGATAGATTTCTTTAAATTGCAGAAAATAAAGTGGGAATACTACAATGGAAAACTAGATGAAGAAACTCTCCGAGAGAAAGGCTGGGAACCTTTTCAATTGAGAATTCTCAAACAAGATCTGGATCTTTATATGAATTCTGATGATGATCTAGTTGCTGCAAATAGCAAAGTACATCTTCAGGAGGAAAAGGTAAATTACCTAGAATCAATCATCAAAGGATTGAACAATAGACAGTACCACATAAGAGATGCCATCACTTGGCGCAAATTTATAAATGGTGTTTCATAATGTCATAAATACATATGACATGAGTGATTTTATAATAGAACCCGTAGATTCAGTATTCATACGAGTCAAGTGCGACTCTGGTTTTACCAAAGAACTATCAGATTTTTTTACATTTGAAGTTCCAGGTCATAAGTTCATGCCTGCATATCGTAATAGAATGTGGGACGGTAAAATAAAACTATACAGCACAATTAATCAGCAGATCTACGCTGGACTTTACGATTATGTCGTAAAGTTTGCTAAAGACAGACAGTACTCTATACAAGAATACGATCAGCCTAACAATCAAGACATAACAGTAGACTACATCAGGGATTACTGCAAAACTTTGAATCTAATGGCTGCTGGTAAGATTATAGATCCGCACGATCACCAAATAGAAGGAATAACACACGCTTTGTCCAAAGAGCGTTGTCTTTTGCTTTCACCTACAGGTTCTGGTAAGAGTTTGATGATATATGTCATCTGTAGATATCTACAAAATCAAATTCCAGATGATAAGAAAATACTACTAATTGTTCCTACAATTTCACTGGTTTCTCAGATGTATTCCGATTTCTTCGATTATTCCAAAGGAACGAAATGGAAATGCAGAGAAAACTGTCATAAGATTTTCGGTGGACAAGAAAAAGAAACAGACAAGAAGATTGTCATAACCACATGGCAAAGCATATACAATCTTCCTGCTTCTTATTTTGAACAGTTCAATGCTGTCATCGGAGACGAGTGTCATCTTTTCAAATCCAAGTCGTTGACGAGTATTATGAGCAAGTTGAAAAACTGTCCATATAGAATTGGTACTACTGGAACTCTGGATGGTTCTTTTACCCACAAACTGGTTATAGAAGGATTGTTTGGCAGAGTCCATAGACTTACTTCAACAAAAGAACTTATGAATAAGAATCTTCTTTCGGAGTTGTCTATTGATTGCTTGGTGCTACAATATCCAGATGAAGTAAAACAGAGTGTGAAAAAATTCACATACCAAGAAGAAATAGATTGGTTAGTTCAGAACGAAGCAAGGAACGATTTTATAGCCAAACTATCAAACAGCATGAAAGGTAATACTTTGGTTCTTTTTCAGTTTGTAGAGAAGCACGGTAAACCTCTCTTTGATAAGATAAAAAAACTTGCCAAGAATAGAAAAGTATTCTTCATACACGGCGGTACTGAAGCAGATGACAGAGAACAGATTCGCCAAATAGTAGAGAAAGAAGAAAACGCCATTCTAGTTGCTTCGTATGGTACTTTCTCGACAGGTGTTTCAATCAGAAGACTACATAATATTGTGTTCTCGTCTCCATCGAAGAGTCGCATAAGAGTTTTACAATCTATTGGCAGACAATTGAGAAAGTCAGAACACAAAGATAAGGCAAAACTGTACGACATATCTGATGATCTTTCGTGGAAATCTCACCAGAATCATACACTCAAACATTTCATAGAAAGATTAAAAATCTATGAATCAGAAAAGTTTGAGTTTAAAAAGATTCTAATACCAATAGAGGAATCAAATGGATAAACAACACTACAGAATCCTCAAGTTAAAAAACGGTGAATCTTTGATTGCTGGTTTAATTACTTCGGATGAAAGATTGACCGATAGAAAAGATGTCATAATAATGGACACTCCTATGATTTTCAGAACCATATCAATGATGGATAATGAAAAACAAGGAATGAAAGAGTTTCTAATGATTCGTAGTTGGGCAGAATATTCTATAGACAAAATAGTAGAAATTCCAACTGATACTATTATGGCAATATTGACACCCGATGACAAACTCATTGGAGTATACGAGTTTGAAAAAGGTAAAAGTCAAATTACTCCAGAGGAACTGGATCAGGCCATACAAGATATGCAGGATAAATTAGCAGAAGATCAAAAATCAAAAAATAATCTTCATACTATAAATCTTGAAATTCAACTATCACCAGAAGCATCAATTAGTTTCTTAGATCTTCTTGGAATAGGAATAGATTTTGAAGAGATTGATGATTTGGATGAGGAAGAAGATAATGAAGATCAAGATCTAGATTTTGATGAGGAGGACGCACAACAGGTGGCACATCCTCCTAAAAACAAACCAAAATCTAAGAAAAAAGAAAGACCCGCTTTCGGTAATTCTTTAGAAGATTGGTCACCCGATCCCAACGACTATCTTAAGTAACTTAGGTCTAGGCCTATTACTCTTCCCAACTGACACAGTTGATTATAACGAGTCACTCAGCATAAATCAAGGCCTACCAACAAAAATCATAGATTTACTTGACTTACACACAACAAGCGTTATAATTTGTTGTAAGGAGTTCAAATATGAAAAAAGAGAAGAAAGAAAAGCAACATTACATAGACAACAAAAAGTTCTATGAGGAAATGGTTGCTTGGAAGCGCAAAGTATACGAAGCGGAGCAATCCGACGACAAAAAACCACCAGTATCGGATTACATCGCTAGATGTTTTTTGGAAATAGGTAATAATTTAGCCAAGAAACCTAATTTTATGAACTATCCCTTCAAGGAAGACATGATTAGTGATGGTGTAGAAAATTGTTTGATGTATTGTGCAAATTTTGATCCAGACAAATCTACAAACCCTTTCTCTTACTTTACACAAATAATCTATTATGCTTTTCTTAGACGAATACAAAAAGAGAAGAAGCAAAATTACATAAAGTACAAATATCTAGAGTCGTTAGATAAGAAGGGAGATTTTTCAGATATATTGAAGGCTATGGGCATAACTGAAGAAGAAACTGTGCAGTTTGCTAATATGGAAAAGAAACTAAAAGGAAAGAAAAAAGAATGAAAGTCGCTGTTGTAACCGACACACATTTCGGAGTCAAAAATGATTCTCCGTTATTTCTTGACGAGTTCTTAACTTTTTTTGAAAAACAATTTTTCCCTTACATTCTAGAAAACAACATAACAACAGTTTTACATCTTGGTGATCTTCTTGATCGTAGAAAGTTTGTAAACTTCTATACCCTGGCTCAAGTTAGAGACAGGTTTATGTCGTTCTTTGAAAAGAATAATATCACGCTTCATATTATTCTTGGCAACCACGATACATTTTATCGTAATACTAGTAGCATCAACTCTATGACGGAGTTGTTTTCTCATTACAAGAATATTCATATTTACAACGAGCCAGTGGTAGTCGATCTTGACGGGTTTGATCTGAACTTGGTTCCTTGGATCAACGAATCAAACACGGACAAATGCATCAAGTTTCTAGAAGATGCCAGAGGTTCTGTCGTGATGGGACACTTTGAAATCAACGGGTTTCAAGTTGTTTCGGGAGTGAAGCATTGTCACGGAATGGAACCTTCTTTATTCAAGAAGTTTGACTCGGTATATTCTGGTCACTTTCATATAAAACAAACAGACGGCAACATAACATACTTGGGAACTCCGTATCAGATTACATTTTCTGATGCTTATGACACTAAGGGATTTCACATCTTCGATACTGAAGATGTCAGCATGACTTTTATACCAAATGAAAGAAAAATGTTCTATGTTTTGTCTTATGACGACAGGACAGAAGATCCCCTCAAAACACTAGACGCATCCAAGTACAAGAATTGTTATGTGAAGATCATAGTTCTTAATAAAACAAAACCATACACATATGATCGTTTCGTTGAAGCGATCTATTCTGCTCAGCCAGTGTCAGTCACCTTTATAGAAGAAGTAATTGAAATCTCTAAGGAAGATATAGTTGACACAACTGAAGATACGATTACAATCATCAATAACGAAATCGACTCTATGGAAGAAGTCGATGACAAAACCAAGTTAAAGAAGATCGTACAAGAACTGTACATGGAAAGTCTCACTCTATGAATATCTTTGTATTAGCACACGACCCTTATATTGCTGCCAAACAAATGTGCGACAAGCATGTGGTCAAGATGATCGTGGAAACCGCCCAGATGCTTTCCACTGCTCACCGTGTACTAGATGGGGTTCCTCTGAACAGCACTTCTGCTTCTGGTAGAAAGTATAAGAAATATCTTATGCCAGATGCAGAATGGGACAATATTCTCTGTAAAGCGGTTATGCCAAATCATCCTTGCACTGCTTGGTGTCTAGAGACGGAGGAAAACTACAAGTGGTTGTGTCGTCACGGTATGCAATTGTTGAACGAATATACTGTGCGTTACGGTAAAGTACACAAGATGCAATCTCTATATTGGGACTATTTGATACATCCTCCAAAGATGTTCAAGCATCGTAAAAATAATATTCTCACAGAATTTCCACAAGCGATGCCGCCACAATACAAGGATCCTGATCCTGTTGTAGCGTACCGCCAATACTACATAAATGAGAAGTCTCGCTTCGCAAAGTGGAAGTTGGGAAATGTTCCCGATTGGTATACTGAAGGTCTAAATGCAAAACAAATTTCTTCAAGAACTGAACAACTTACAGAAACTGTATGAAAATAC